TAAAATATAAAAAAGATATTAATGATTATATGGAAAACACAATCAAAATCATAAACGTAAATATGGATGTCAAAAAGGTAACAGAATATAATGATAATAAAAAACAAATAAATATGTTAAAAGAACCAAAGAAGAGAACAATAACAAGTAAAGAATGCTGGAATTTTGCCGAAGAAGAGTTATTTGTAGAGAACCAAGCAAAATACATATTACAAATGTGTAATAATGAAGTAATTGATACCGAATTATGCAGTTTAATTAATAAAAACATAGTACAAAAGATAAATGGTTATAAATCGCAAGACATAAAAAAGAAATTATATACACCAGAATTGTTGATAGATAGAGAACATATATTAGAATTATTGAAAGGTTCTCAAAATAACTGTTATTATTGCAAAGAATTAGTAATAATATTATATGAAAAGGTAAGAGAACCGAAGCAATGGTCATTAGATAGAATAGATAATGGAATAGGTCATAATAAAGGAAACGTAGTAATAGCATGTTTGGATTGTAATTTAAAACGTAAGACGATGTATCATGAGAGATATGTTTTTACAAAGCAGTTATCAATAGTAAAAAGGAAATAAAGTGTGCGGTAAAATCATATAAATAGTATATGATTTTATTTTATTATGCAAAACATATTTTCAAAAGTACATCATGAGAACCTAGATACTTATAATATAAAAACAAATCTAGATATTCATAAAAATATATATAAAAAATTAAAAAATTTTGAAATGACAAATAAGATACCTCATTTAATATTTCATGGTGCATCTGGTACAGGTAAGAGAACAATTGTAAATAATTTTTTGAAAACGATATATAATGATGATAAACAACGTATGAAAACCAATATAATGATAGTGAATTGTGCACATGGAAAAGGTATAAAATTCATTCGCGAAGAATTAAAATTCTTTGCAAAAACAAATATAAATTCCAATAATGGTAAATTATTTAAAACAATTGTGTTGATAAATGCAGATAATTTAACAATAGATGCTCAATCCGCGTTACGACGTTGTATAGAACAATTCAGTTTTAATACCCGTTTTTTTATTATAATAGAGAACAAGCATAAATTATTAAATCCAATATTATCAAGATTTTGTGAAATTTATGTCCCGGAATATATAGTAAATGGAGAAGTGGTGAATTTACATAAATTAGCTAGAACAACAAATTATAAAATAGAATACAATGAGAATCATCTAGAATGGATATCAAATAAGATAGATGAGTATATAGACGAAGACATAAATCATATAAATATCATAAAATTATGTGAAGAAATTTACGAAAAAGGATTATCATCATTGGATATAATAGAATGGATACAACAAACAGAAACTTTAGATAATAATATAAAATCTCAAGTATGTATGGGTTTTGACATAGTAAGAAAAGAATATAGATTTGAAAAATTATTAATGATGTATATATTTGATTTTTTGTATTTGCGTACAAATAAGGACTTAAAAAGTATAACTAAAATATAGAATATAATGGACGATTTTGTGATATCCAATTTGCACGAATCCCGTAATGAATGGTGTAGTCGTTTGGTGAGTATATTTACACCGCTAGTAGTGGAAGGAATCCGTTCAATATATAATGAAGCCTGGAAAATGTGTTTAGACAATGATGAAGCAAATAAATATTTAATGACATTTCAAAATTTACTATCTCGTGTTCCCAAATGGAATAATGTAATTGTAGAAGAAGAACGAAAACGAATAGTAGAAAGAAGTAGTTGTGATTATTTGGAAGATTTGATTACATGTGTTCATATTATTCAATTAAAAGTATTAACATGTATTCGTGTGGGAAATAAACAAAAAAAGATAGATATTTCCATTCCCAAATTAGATATGTTTATTCATAAGGTATATATACATGTAGCACGAAAAGTATATATGAATGTTTACTTATTTGAAAAGAATATATCCCCGCTTCAAGTGCAAAAAAATAATCGCGAACTGGAGTCAATTGTCCAAGAATGTATATTGACAACAATTCGTGAAAGTGTACCAACCGAAGCAATTATCCGTGCATATATGGATGAAAGTGTAGAACAAGAAGAGGAAGTAATCATAGAAGACATTGAGGAAAAGGAAGAACCCAAACAAGAAACAGAACCAGAAGTAGAAGAAAAGAAGGAGGAAACAATACCGGATGTAGTCCCAACAATAAAAAATATAGATGATACGGATGTATTAACCAAATTGTCATTTAATGATATGGACTCGGTCTTGGATGGAACAAATAATGTAGATGAAGTAGAAGCCCCAAAAACAATAGAGAGGTTAGAAGACATTAGCACAAGCCGAGCAATAGAACGAAAATTAGAGGAAGAAAGTGATACAGATGATGATGACCGTATACAAATACATACCGACTTGGTGGATTTAAGTGGATTTGATATTTTAGATGAAAAAGATACAAAAATAAATGATGGTGATATATTATTAGATGGTATAGAAGAATTACCACCCATTTAGGTTATTTATGCGTAATAATTTGTAGATAATATTCTATTATTTAATATATTTAAATAATGGAAAAATTATTATTGATAGCAGCAATTGTTACATTTTTATTTACAATGTTTAAAGTAATAGAGATGAAATACGTAGCAAAGAAATGGACCCCATTGAAATATGTAATACGTGATGCAAGTATGGTATTTGGTGCATCATTTGTAGGTTTATTTGGTTTTTTTCAAATAAATGGCACAATGAACGATTTTATGAATGTAGTAACAGACGGAAAAGCATTAAATTTAAAGGCAACACAAGTATTTACAGATGAACCCGGTTTTTAATTGTTTCCATAAGTAAAATAGATATATTATATATAAAAATATTATATATAATGGATGATGAATTGAAAATAGAAAAATCACTTATGAAAATAAATAAAACATTAAAAAACCAACCAGATGAAAAAAAGAGTCCAAAAAAGCGAGTGACAAAAAAAAAGAGTCCGGTTGAAAAAAAGAGTCCAAAACAGCGAGTGACAAAAAAAAAGAGTCCGGTTGAAAAAAAGAGTCCGGTTGAAAAAAAGAGTCCAAGAAAACCAAAAAGAAAATTAAAATTAGTAGAATTAGCACCCAAACTATCAATAGATGAATATGAAATTATGGAAAAAGTACAGCCGGAAGAATTAGATGAATTAGTTCCTATTTTACATATGGATAATAATAGAGAAATAATACCAATAAATGCAAAACATAATAAAACAGTAAAGAAATTAAATATAATTGATAATGATAATAATATAAATCAAGATAAAATGACATCAAAAGTAAAATTGGCTAAAAAAATAGTAGAAGATTTTCAAAATAATGGAATAACTGTATTAGAATCATTAACAGAAGAAGAATTAGTAACCGTAATTGAAGGAAATAATCATGCTTATTATAATACAAATAAGCCTTTAACAAGTGATAATGAGTATGATATTATAAAAGAATATATGGAACGTAAATATCCCAAAAATACAATTATAACTGAAGTTGGTGCAAAGATAATCAAAAATAAGGTAGAATTGCCTTATAAAATGGCATCGATGGATAAGATAAAGCCAGATACAAATGCATTGACCAAGTGGACAACCACATATAAAGGACCATATGTATTATCGTGTAAATTAGATGGTGTAAGTGGTTTGTATACAACTGAAGGGGGAATACCAAAGTTATATACACGTGGAAATGGAACTATTGGTCAAGATATAAGTCATTTAATTCCAGTATTAAATTTACCAACCGAAAAGAATAGTGTAATTCGGGGTGAATTTATTATACCACGTCTAGTGTTTGAAGAAAAATACAAAAAACGATTTGCAAATGCAAGAAATCTGGTATCTGGTATAGTAAATAGTAAAAAAATAGATGAAAAAACCCAAGATTTGCATTTTGTAGCCTATGAAGTAATACAACCATCATTAAAACCTAGCGAACAAATTAAAAAAATGGAGGAATTGGGTCATATATCGGTTCAAAATCAAACAGTAGATAATTTAACAAACGAAATGTTATCAGGTATATTAATGGATTGGCGAACGAATTATGAATATGAAATAGATGGGGTAATTGTAACAAATGACCGTGTGTATACCAGGACAGATGGAAATCCGGATTATGCGTTTGCATTTAAAATGGTAATATCAGATCAAGTAGCAGAAGCCAAAGTAGTGGATGTAATATGGACACCTAGTAAAAGTGGTTATTTAAAACCAAGAGTGCGTATAGAACCAATAAAACTTGGTGGAGTAACAATAGAGTATGCAACTGGTTTTAATGGAAAGTTTATTGAAGAAAATAAAATAGGTATAGGTGCAATCATTCAAATAATTCGTAGTGGCGATGTAATTCCTTATATAAAATCGGTAACGACACCGGCAGAACATGCAAAAATGCCAGTAACAGAATACCATTGGACCGATTCACATGTAGACCTAGTATTAGATAATGTAACTGATGATGAAACCGTTCAAGAAAAAAATATAACCGATTTTTTCACAGGTATAGAAGTAGAAAGTTTGAGTACTGGAAATGTGAAAAAAATAATGAAAGCCGGTTATAGAACAATACCAGATATATTGAAAATGACAAAAGACGATTTTGAAAAGGTAGATGGTTTTAAAGAGAAAATGGTTAACAAAATTTACGAAGGAATACAGAGTAAAATAGAGAGAGCATCTTTAATAACAATTATGGCATCATCAAATAAGTTTGGTAGGGGAATAGGAAAACGAAAGATTACACCAATAATGAATAAATACCCGAATATTTTAGTAAGTGACGAAAATGTGAATGAAAAAATTGCAATGTTACAGTTGGTTGAAGGTATTGGTAAGGAAAATGCAAAAGGTTTTGCGAATAATATAAATAATTTTATTTCTTTTTTGGAAGAATGTAATTTACAGCATAAATTGGGAAATACAAAAATAGAAGCAAATGATGAATCTGGTATAGATGTAAATAATGATCAAATACACGATGAATCAAACCCATTATATGGAAAATATATTGTAATGACAAAAGTAAGAGATGCAGAAATAATTGATTATTTAAAAAAAGTAGGTGGACATTTAGATGGTAATATTAGTAAGAAAACATTTATATTGATAGTGAAAAGTTTGGATGATGTATCAAATAAAACGAAAAAAGCAAATGCAGATAATATTCCAATAATGACACCAGAAATGTTTAAAAAAGAATATATGGATACATAATGTAAAATCCAAATATTTACAATAAATATTTATAAAATATAATAATTTTTATTATATTTTCTAATAATCTCCTGTTACACAACCAATCATGTCTGGTATATCTTCCATTTCATCATATATTTCACCAATTTTTTTAAATAGTTCATTTTCAAAATCATTAAGAGTTAGGTTTGGATTTGTTGTAACTTTGTTTTTAATAAATTCTTTAAGAACATTGTACCAATACCCCATACCTGCACGTTTAATTTTTGTAAATAATTCGTAATACTTAACTTTCAATTCAATATCTTCAATAATTTTATCCATATTAGATGTTATATTTGTACTAACATAAATATTGATTATAAAAAATCAATTTTACACATATTTATTGTAATATTCAGGTAATTCATCAATATTAATAATAATTTGACTAGGTATAATACTATCTTTATAAATATATTGTTTAAAAATATCTTTTTTTAGTTGGTCTTCTGGTGTATTATTATGAACCGTACGTGCAATCATTTTATATAATTTGAAATTCGGGTATCGTTCATCCCCGTTTTTTTTATATAAAATATTTTTGTTATTATCATCAGTACACCAATTTAAAACAAGTTTTTGTAATTCATTAAAGGTATCAGGGTCTTCATCGTCTTCAATAACAAAATCATATAAGGAACACCCTAATCTACATAAATCAAAACTAAAATTAGGGTCTAATCTTGGTTTATTTTCATCCATATAAGGTTCACAGTTATATTGTGTTGATGCATCACCAGTGGGTGAAAAACTGTCACTACATAATCGTAATCCATTATAATTGTATATAGCTCTACCAAAATCAATAATTTTGTAAATTTTGCCAAATGTAGGAACTCTATATGTTAGTAGTTTATATTTATAATAAATAAATTCTTGTTCTGTATTGATATACATGATATTATTGGTATGTAAATCATTATGTGTAAACCGAAAAGTTTTTTGATATACTAATAGTGTCATACTAATTTGCATTAATGCTGATATATTTTCATCAAATGATAATAGTTTATTTTCAAGTAAAGTATCAATAGTTCCATCACATTTTTGTAAAGCAATGGCCTGAAACGGAAAGTTATTAATGTATGCAAAATATTTATCATTATCAATACTAGAACCATCATCGTCTTCATCCTCGTCGGTTTCCCAAGTAGAGTCATTATCATTATCATTATCATCTTCTTCATTATCAATAGTACTATTACTAATGTTACTATTATCGCTATCGCTATCTATATCGCTATCTGTAGAAGAGTCACATGATGAGCTAGAACCATTTGTATTTTTTACATTATTATAAATTAGTTCATTATCTAATGATTCAATATTATCAATAAATATGTTGTTTGTATGAACTTCATTACAATCAATATTTATTGCACTTATGTTATGTTTAGGTGTATTTAGTACAGTTAATTTTGGTTTATTACCACGAGAACCATAATTATAGAAAAGGTCATTTGTAATATTAGAAATATTAAATAGTTTTTTATTGTTTGCAATAAAAAAGGGTGATGATTGTAAATATTCATAATCATCTGTAATATCCATTTTATGTTTTTTTTGAATACCTACAAATGAACCGTAGAATTCAATACCATTTAGAAAAGAATGGGTTGCTAATAATTGATTGGATAAATAACTGAAGAAACAATCCACATAGGCTATGTTATTATAATCCTTTATTTTGGAATAAGTCAAATTATTTTCAAGTGAAGGTAATATAGTTAATATATCTTTGTGTGATTCATATTTTCCAACCATATATCTAACAGGGTCTAATAATGGTGAATATTTGATAAAAACAGGTCTATTAATAATTTCATTATTATTATAATTAATAACCGTATTCATATCAACCATATGAAGATTATGATTTAATGCAATGCGATTAAAATTATTATCGTCTAAAGAGAACCAGTTATTATAAATAGGATTATAACTTTGCATAGATTCAATATAAAAAGGATTATATTCATTTTCATTATCTTCAAGTGTTAAAGAAGAAATACAAGTTTTTTCTAAATTATTTAGATTAATAGGCTTATGTTTAGAATAATGAATTGTAAATTTAGGGATTTTATTAGATTCAATCATTACAAATCAGTATAACTGGTTATTATATATTTTTAATAAGTTTTAAACTTATCATAAAATCACGTTTATACTAAAAATACTTTATATTTGCTTATTTTATTAATAAGTAAATGACATTAGAATTAAAAAAATTTAGTATGCGTGATATAACATTTAAACCAGATGAAAATAAAGGTCCAGTAATTGTTATGATAGGTCGTCGTGATACAGGAAAATCGTATTTAGTAAGAGATTTATTATATTATCATCAAGATGTTCCAATCGGCACTGTAATTTCTGGCACAGAAGCCGGAAATGGATTTTATGCAGCTCATGTTCCCAAATTATTTATTCATGAAGAATATAATACAGTATTGATTGAGAACATATTACGTCGGCAAAAGACAGTATTAAAACAAGTAAATAAAGAAATAGAAGTATACAAACGGTCTACAATAGACCCCCGTACATTTGTAATATTGGATGATTGTTTGTATGATCAAGGATGGACTCGTGATAAAATGATGAGATTATTATTTATGAATGGTCGTCATTGGAAAGTGATGTTGATAATAACAATGCAATATCCTTTAGGTATTCCACCAAATTTACGTACAAATATAGATTATGTATTTATTTTGAGAGAACCTTATTTAACAAATCGTAAGAGAATTTGGGAAAATTATGCAAGTATGTTTCCAACACTAGAATCTTTTTGTGCAGTGATGGACCAATGTACCGAGAACTATGAATGCTTGGTAATAAATAATAATTCAAAATCAAATAAATTAAATGACCAAATATACTGGTATAAAGCAGAGGGCCATCCTAATTTTAAATTAGGTTCAAAAGAATTTTGGGATATATCAAAGAGTATGGGGTCAGATGATGAGGATGACGCGTATGACCCAAGTAAATCCAAAAAAAAGAACGCACCTACCATAAATGTAAAGAAAAGTAAATGGTAAGTGTAATAAATGAATAAATTATTTATCTGAATAACATAAATAATTTTTAATAAATAAGTATAATGAATTGTTCAAATACTGATTATAGATATATATCATTGGCATGTGAACAAGCTATAAAGTCTCCAGCACTATATAAACACGGTTGTGTAGCAGTTGTATCGGGAAAAATAATAGCAAGAGGATATAATAATTATAGAACTTATTCCAAAGATGGAATGATAAAAAATACCTGTACTTGTCATGCAGAAGTAGATGTATTACGAAAATGTTTAAAACTAAACATTTATAAAAAAATAAAATTATATGTAACACGTATTTCAAAGGATAATCGTATTTTATTATCAAAACCCTGTAATGAATGTTATAAAACAATGAAATTATTTGAAATAAAGCATATAATTTACAGTGATATATTGGGTAATGTAATAAAACACAGAATGGATGAATTTATTCCAACCCATCAATCTAGTGGATATGATGCTATTGCAAATAATAAAGTATAAATGTTATAAATCAATTATTTATAGTATCAATTGACATAGAATCCGTACCAATTGATATAGAATCCGTACCAATTGATATAGAATCCGTATCATCATCATCATCATCATCATCACTATAATTAATAGTAGTTTCGCTATCACTATCAATTAGTGTATCTTCATCCATATTATACATAGAATTCTCAACGAAAATAGTATGATTAGGTCTATTTATAAAATAGGGGATATCAGTTTTATCTTCAGTATCTTCAATAATTTCTGTATGACAATTGGAATAATTTTGATAATATGATTTTATAACTGGATGTGTGTATTCAGTATTAAATGTAACAATAGTTTTTTTGTTCTTGTTATATTTATTTGTAAATTTTAGAATTTTTCTTCCAAACATAGGATGTTTTTGTTTAAATTGATATAAATAATAATTTAAATCATTAGTACATTTATTTTTTGTAGTAATATCAAGAGAATAATTTTTTGTATAGTATAATTTTAGATAAAGTTTCATTGCTTTAATTAATATATTACTAGGAAAATCTGTATCAATACTAATTTGCATATTATCATGTTTGCTTTCATTATACGAATTAATCATAGTTTTTATATTCCTTACCAATTTTTGGTTATTACTATTCAATCGCTTTTCTATATATATATTACGTATTAAACATTCATTATTATCACGAAAAACTTTTAAATGAAAATTACATACAAAATATTCATGAAAAATAGGTGGTAAAGTAAAACAATTTGTTTTCATAAAAAAATAAATATTATATAGAATGGATTTTTCAAAAGGTAAATTATTATAAGGATTTTTAATACTTAATGGTTCTGCATAAATATCAGGTGAATGGGCTAATGAATGAATGATAATATTAATCAAATCATTTTTAGAAAATATATATTTAACTACATGATGTAATATAGACAATACGTAATATTTATCACTAGTAATAGGTGTCATATATAAATCATGTGTAATATTACATTTAGCCTTTTTCCATTTCCATAGATATGCTAATTTACAAAATTGTTTATATTTTTTTTGGGCATTTTGAAATAATTGGATAAAAGAATCTTTTTGTTCTTTATTATAGAAATTATTATTAATAATACTTTTGAAATTTTGAAACTTATAAGAGATATCATATTCTTTGTAAAAAAAACAATGACAAATAATTGATAAAAAAGATGTATCTGGATTTAAATTTATTATATCCATATTGAATGTTTTATTATGAATAAATTCATCAGTTAATAAATAGACATTTTTGTTAGAATTATTAATTAATCTGTATATTAAATTATTAAATGTTAACATATATCTTAAGTGTAATACATAATATATATTTATATTATTTATTTAATCAACATATAAGTTTATGTTGAATAGTTAGTCTACATCTTCTAGAGAATCAGTATTTTGATTTTGTTCTCTCAAAAGTTCGTTTCTAATTTGTGTTGATTCCGTGTCGGCAACTTCGCGTTCTTCAAAGTTAACAGTTTCTTTAACACCGGTTAAGTTGCCTTCTTCGTCAATTGTTTGTGTAAGAACGTTACCACTAGCCTTTGCCTTTTCAATATTTTCCATAATAGCTTGTTTCTTGGATTCACGAACACGATCTTCAAACTCCTTTTTAGCCATTTCTTCATTTTTTATTTTTTCCTTATGTAAAGCATTTAGTTCTTCTTCTAGATGTTCTACGCGTCCTGTTTTATATGCATCAGGGTCCCAAGGAACCCAAACACCAACTGGTCCTACAAAAATATCATGATTTGGGTCTTGTTCGCGTAATTTTTTACTTTTTTGTTCAGCCTCTTCTTGGCTAGCAAACACCCCACGTACTTTAAGTCCTCTTACTGAAGTTTGGAATGCATGCTCCCTATTAAAATCAGCATTTAATTTGTCTTCTTGCTTGTCCATGAAATTTTTATAGTCATCTTCAATGCCACTTTTCTTTAATTTGTCACTTTCTTCCTTAACAAAATCATTAAAATCTGCAATGAGAGTTTCTACATTCATATTATGTTTATATGCAATAAAATGGATAAAATCAAAGTATCTTTCCATTGATTTAGAAAATTCCCAATTTTTGATAAATTGATCAAATAAATATACCTCTCTTTTCTTTAGTATTTTTTCGGGCGAAACAAAAGATAAACATGTAAACTTTTGTCCAGCAATAGATTGGTCTTCATCGCATAAATCAACGTATTTAGGATTTTTATCACCGTTTTCTAATTTTTTCTTTTCAAAAGATGACATATATACATATTTCAAATAATTATATTTAAGTGTTTTCAAAACAAAATATTTTATTGTAATATAGTATATTAAATTAAATATGATGGAAATGTTTGACGTAAACGAGCTTGTAAAACGTGCTATCAAATACCTTATTGAAGGTTTGGCTGTAGCAATCTGTGCAATGTTAATCCCCAAGAAGGCATTGGGTGTAGATGAGATTATGATTATTGCATTAACTGCCGCTGCCACATTTAGCATTCTTGATGTATTCATTCCATCTATGGGATCAAGTGCAAGAACTGGTGCAGGTATGACACTAGGTAGCACTCTTGTTGGTGGCATTCGTCTTGCTGTATAAATAATTAACTTGTAATAACAAAAATATATATTGTGTAGTGTAAATAATTACATAATATATTGGTCATTTTATTTGTGTATAGAGAACCTAACATAATTTATACAGTCGGAAAATATTCCCAATCTAAATCATTACAAACCTTCTTCCATATCATATCTTGTTCTAATTGTTTTTCACGGTCTTTCATCATAGGAATATAAGGTAAATATTGTGTTTGGTCTAGTAATACACATAATTGATGAAGTGTATAGGTATAATTAAAGAAGTTCGTTCGGTTTGGTGGACAATGGACAGCCCAAGGCTTTTGAATTTCAATAAAGAGAACACATAATGTTTCATGCAATTCTTCATTCATAATAGGTGGCTTTATACCAAATAATGAATTTATATACTGAATATGTTCAAAATATTTATTAAAACCCAATTTTCTCAATATTTCCCTCATTTTATCATAATTAATTAATGACATATCTGTGATTCTTTCTTTTTTAATACGAGCTTTTATTGCATCAATCACTTCATCGGGAATTTGTGTTGTTTCTTTTGCTTGAAATTGAGATAATATTTCTTTAAAATGGTTAAGACGGATATATGCAGTATATGAGACTTCATTTGGGGGTTCTTTATTCGTTGGTTTTGAACTATCAACAATATATGTTATAAACTTACCACAAGATGTATTGTTACATATTAAAATACCTTCATCATCTTGAGGAATAAGTTCTCCATTATTACATGTAGGACAGATATCTGTATTCACAATAAAATCCTGTAAATTTGATATTTCATTTGTAACATTTCGCCAATATGATTTTTGATATGTCTGTTTTGTTTTTGTGTATTTTTCATTATTCAAATCTGCGGATTTATCTGTTGCTTTTATTTTAAAAAAGCTATTAAGAACATTGGAATTTTGATTTACCGTATTTGAATCTTCTGATATTTGTTTTTTTTGTTCAAAATAATCAAATATGTGCTTGGAATTATCTAATAAATAATTCTTTTTCTTATTTTTTAATTTAGATATTTCAGCATTTATTGCAATTATACGGTCACGTATATTCATATAGTCATCATATTCATTTCGTCGCATTGTCTTGATTTGATTTTTAAGGATTTCTTTTTCATCAAGTAATTTTGGAATGGTTTCTTTTTCAATGATATCAAATTGGTACAAGAGTTCACGGTGTTTTATATCTATCGTACGTAATCCTAATTTTTGTTGGTTATTACTCTTTTTTTGATTAGAATTCATATAGTTTTGTATTAAATACACATATATTTTTTATGTTACTTTTTTAGAATAGGATTAAAAAATAGAATTCGTATACAAAAATAAAAATCTGTCTAATTAATCATATATATGTCTTCCAATAATATAGAAATACAAGATAGTTCACGAGTTTCAAAACCAGCTTTTCAAAAAATGTTATTTATTATAAATGCTTTAGAACAAGGTTGGGCTGTACGAAAAAATAATGATACTTATATTTTTACAAAAAAACATGAAAATAGACAAGAAATTTTCCAAGAAAATTATTTAGAAACTTTTGTTGCATCTAATCTGGCTACAAATGTGATATAATATTAAACAGTAATAATTTATGCGTTTAAAAATAAGTTTTTATTACATTTAATGCAAGTTATTTAGAAGTGTTTAGCAAAAATAAAATTTATATAAAATAATTTAATTTAATTATTTTATTTCTCTCAAATTATTTTCTTTGTATAACTTATAATCCATAAAATATGGCTGGAGGTTTAATGCAATTAGTCGCTTACGGCGCACAAGACGTGTTCCTTACCGGAACCCCCGAGATTACATTCTGGAAGGTGTCTTACAGACGCCACACAAACTTTGCTATGGAATCCATTGAGCAAACCTTCTCCGGTCAAGCCGATTTCGGCCGCCGTGTAACATGCACAATCAGCCGTAATGGCGATCTTGCCTACCGTACCTACCTTCAAGTTACTCTCCCCGAGATTAACCAAGGTATGGG